GTGGTTTTAGTTCAACAGTTACTCAAACACAAATAGATCAAGTAGGAGGTATAAGCAACTCTGTAACTACAATTCCTGTGGACTCAACCACTGGATTTGCAGCAACGGGCACAATTTTAATTGACTCTGAATTAATTACATACTCAGGTAAAACAGCAACTTCATTTACTGGAGCAGGAAGAGGAGCAAGTGGCACAACAGCTGCAGCACATGCGGATAATGTAAAAGTTTATGATGCCGCTACGTTTGTTGGATGGGGTGTTGCTTCAACTGTTGCGACAACTATCAGATTAGATCCTGCTAATTGGTCATTAGATAATTTTGGAGATGTTTTAGTTGCAACTGTTCACAATGGTTCAACATTTACGTGGAATCCATCCTCTGGACTTACTACACGGGCAACTAAAAATACAAATATGCCTACAAGATCTGTAATGAGTATCGTCTCAGACAGAGATAGACATTTAGTGCATTTAGGCACTGAAACAACCATCGGGACACCCGGGACACAAGATAAGATGTTTATACGATTTTCAGACCAAGAAAATTTTGATGTTTATAATCCAACATCAACAAATACTGCTGGAACTTTTAGGTTAGATACAGGAACTAGGATTGTTGGCGCCATTAGGGCTAAAGATTATATATTAATTTTAACAGATGAAGCTGCTTACGTAATGCAATTTGTTGGACCACCATTTACATTTAGCATTAGAAAAGTTGGATCTAACTGCGGTTGTGTTGGACAGCATGCTTTAACGTTTGCGGAAGGTAAAGTGTATTGGATAGGAGACGCTGGAGGATTTTTTCAATATGATGGAACAGTAACATCTATGCCTAGTTTAGTTGAAGACTTTGTTTTTAAAACTACAACTGATAACTTAGGTTTTAATTTTAACGCTAATGAACTAACCTATGCTTCACACAATTCTTTGTACCAAGAAGTATTTTGGTTTTACGCAAAAAATGGGTCTGATCAAGTGGACAGATTAGTTGCTTATAATTATGGAGATAAAGTTTGGACCACGGGTAGTCTTGCACGAAGTTCTTATTTAGATGCTAGCGTCTACGCAAATCCCTATGCAACAAAATTTGACACTACTATAACCCCAAGTTTTCCCGTGGTTAATGGTGTATCTACTGGTGGATCTATTTATTATGCGCACGAGATAGGAGTTAATGAAGTAAGTGCCTCTGGAGCCAAAACTGCTATCGCTGCATTTATAAGATCTGGTGATTTTGATTTGGATGTTGATGGTGATGGTGAGTATTTTTTATCAGTAAGAAGATTTATACCTGATTTTAAAAATATTGAGGGAACAGCAAAAGTAACATTAATTCTAAGAAGTTATCCCGCCGATACAACAACTGCAAAAGGTCAAACGACCATAGGGCCTTTCAGTGTAACATCAAGCACCGATAAGGTTGACACAAGAGGCAGGGCCAGACTTGCTAGCATAAAAATTGAAAATGATGCAGTTGATGAAAATTGGCAATATGGTATTTTTAGAGTAGATGTTCAACCAGATGGAAGAAGATAATGGCTAAAATTGATGTTTACATACCAGAGCCTAGCGCTACATATGATGTAGAAAATCAAAGACAAATTTTATCTGCTCTTAATTTAATTAAAGAACAACTGAACACATCTTTTTTAAATGAGTCTGTTGAGGATTTACAAACGTTTAGTTGGTTTATTGGAGGTAAATCGTGACCATATCGTTTAAAATTCAGGGATATGATTTAACAACTACAAATTTAACTACAACCTTGATAATTAATACATCATCAGTTGCGATTGTAAGAGAAGTTTCAATTGCAAATGATAATAGTTCATCAGTTCAATTAGATTACTTTTTTAGAGACTCTTCTATCTCTACTGATTTTAAATTCTATCACACTAACCTAGCTGCAAATAGTAATGACACGGCAGTTCGTAATGTGTTAGTTTTAGAGGAAGGAGACTGCTTAAAGTTTCAAGCAAACACAGCAAATAAAATTTCTGGTCAAATTTCTTATGCCTTAATAAATAGAAAAAATCAGAATGGCTAGAAAAATTCAAACAGGTTCTGGTACATTTATAAAACGAACTAACAAAAAGAGACCTGGGAGACATACTAAAAAACCAAACAAAAGTAAAAACTTTAAAAAATACAAAGGACAAGGAGGTAAATAATGTTTTATATTTGGCATACTCTTTTGGTGATATTTTTTATTGCTCTGGCTTTTAATTTAGGATATAGCCTTGGTAAAAAAAATGTCAGAAAAGTTTCAAGTAATAAATGGTAAAAAAGTACCAGTTATAGACTGCGAAACCATTACTACTTTCAGAAACAAATTAACTGGGCAAGTTTATTCTTCAAAAGAAGAAGCTGATAAAGATATAAGTAATCCTGCAACTGTTACAAAAAAAGAACACGTTGTAACTGATATTGTTGTAAAACCAGCATCGTTATTTTTTGATTTAAGTTCTTAATGAAAAATTTAAATCATATTGGGATAAATCATGAATATTTACCTGTAGATTTATTTAACACTTTAAAAATAGAAATTAAAAATTTACGAGGCAAAGTTGGTCAACAAAATAGACTTGCTGGTAATATTAGAGAAGAATGGAACTTAGAACCATCTATTCCAAAATTTAACAATTACATTGTCAATTTAATTAACAAACACCCTGATCATTTGAGATATGTAGAGACAGAGAGAAAAAAATTTATAAATGGAGACAAAGTGCCTCCATTACAACTTATAAATTTTTGGGTAAATTTTCAAAAAAAACATGAATTTAATCCTGTTCACAACCATAGTGGTTTATTTAGTTTTGTCTTATTTGTTCAAATACCCTACGATTTAGAAAGAGAGAGAAAAGAGGGACCAGGATCTTTAAGTAATTCAAACTTTACTTCTTGTTTACAATTTCACACAACTAACACATTAGGCAGACATTATGATGAAATCGTCTACGTAGACAAATCCTACGAAGGAGGTATTTATTTTTTTAATGCAGAAACAATGCATTGTGTGTATCCATTTTTTACTTCAGATGATTATAGAATTACTGTATCAGGAAATATAGGATGGGCTTATTAATGCAACCAAGAGGCGGAACTGAAATACAACATGAGTATTTAAATAAATTTGTAGATCCTAAGTTATTATCTAATTTTCAAATTTGCACCTCTATACCAGGAAAGATACCTATTGACCCTAACAAAATAAATATATTGTGGCAAAAAAATAGTTATGATCAGCCTAATATTCAACCTTGGTTTGAAGATAAATTTAATCATACTAAATATGATTGGTATGTTTTTAATAGTCACTGGAACTATGAAAAGTTTAGAATGTTTTTTGATATTCCAACAGAAAGATGCACAGTAATTAAGAATGGTATTGAAGATTTTCCAACTAGATCTTCACGGTATAATAAGGGTGAGCCTATAAGATTAATATATCACTCAACTCCTTGGAGAGGATTAAATGTATTACTTGCAGCGATGCAATACATTAAAGGCAGTTTAATATCCTTAGATGTATATTCAAGCTGTCAAGTTTATGGTGAACAATTTAAAAACGAAAATGAAAAAAAATATGAAGGTTTATATGAACAAGCAAGACAATTACCAAATGTAAATTATATTGGTTATAAATCTCATGAATACATTTTAGAAAACTTACATAAATATCATTTATGGGCTTTTCCTAGTATTTGGGAAGAAACATTTTGTATATCAGCCATAGAGTCTATGGCCGCAGGTTTATATTGTATTACTACTAATCTTGGAGCATTATTTGAAACTTGCTCAGAGTTTCCTATTTATATTCCTTATGAAAAAAATTATGACAAACTTGCAGAACAATTTGCAATGACAATTAAAGCTGCTGCAGAGCATTTACATCAAGACCACATTCAAAATCATCTTGCGATGCAAGTTAAGTTTGTAAAACATTTTTATAATTGGAATAAAATTGCACAACAATGGACTAGATTTTTAAACGGAGCTTTACATGCAAGATCCAAGTAAACCTATTTGGATAAAACAAAAACCTCAGTTAGAAGTAGAAGCAGCACCTTATAGTATCTACGTTGCTACGCCAGTTCACTCAGATGTGTCCATTCACTTTGCTCAAGCATTATTAGAATTTCAAAAAGCTTGTGTAAAAAGAAAAGTATCTGTTCAGTTTCAATTTACAAAATCTTCTTTAGTTACTCAGGGAAGAAACCTTTGTGTTAATTCTTTTTTAGAAACTAACATGACCCATATGTTGTTTATTGACTCTGACATTGATTTTGAATCAGATGGTATTTTTAAAATGATTGAAGCAGATAAAGATATAATATCAATCCCTTATCCTATGAAGATTATGCAATGGGGTAAATTATTTGAAGGAATAAAAACAGGAAGTATTAAAGATACAAAAACCATGTCCACAAGAGGATACATGTATCCAATGGTTTTAGATAATGATGAAGATATACGACCAGTTAATGGAGTGATTGAGGTCAAATACTCCCCAGCTGGATGCATGTTATTGAAACGCCAAGTGTATAAAAAAATGATTGAAAAGTACCCAAATCTTAAAATAGTTCAAAAGACTATTTACAACGACAAACCAGAAATTAAACCTTATCTTTATAATTTTTGGGACACATGGTTTAATGAGAAAACAAATGAATATATGGGCGAAGATTTTTCATTTTGTAAACGATGGAAAGATATAGGTGGTAAATGTCATGCCTATATTAACTCTTTTATTACACATGTTGGAGAGTTTCAATATTGTGGTAAGTTTGCTGACGAATTGATAAAGAATGAATAAAATGATATAAAATAATAAAAATGGGAGCTAAATGGCAGCACAATTCATATTACCTTTTTTATTAAATTTTGGCGTTAACAAAGCCATGGGTATGTCCACAGGGAAAGCTCTAGGTTTAGCTGGTGTTCAATCATTTTCAGGCGGTGGTTTCGGAGGTGCTTTAGAGGGAGCATTAAAAAGTCCAGAAGGTATCACAGCTGCTTTAGGTCAAGAGGCTATTAGAAATAAACTTCTTGCTGAAGGTGGTAAATCAGTCGCTTCGGCAGTGTTGGATAAAAAATATGGAATAAATCCAATGTTGACCTATGGTGGAGTAACCGGTCTTGAGGGAGGTATAAAAGCACTTCAAGCAGGACAACCTTTTTTTGAAGGAGCCACAGGTGCATTTAGTAATCCATTTACTACACAACAGCCTACACCATTAAGTAATGATCTTGCATTGGGAAGAGCAAAACAAGCTCAGGACATAGGACTTACGGGTGGAAATGTTGCTAAAGAAAAAGCAAAAGGTTTACTTGGAGGAGATAAAGGTGGAATTCTAGGTTATGGCACAGGAGCAGATCTTGCAGCAGGTTTTGGAGCAATAACAGCTTTAGATACTTTAGGTGGTAAAGGAGACACTACACAAAAATTAAAAGAAGGACCTAATTTAAATTATCCAACAGTTAAAGATATTGTTACAAAATTTGATGTTATTAATCCAACAACAGGTAAACAAGAAAGATTAGAAATAGGTGAAACTCCAGAAGAACGATTTGCAAAATTAGGTTATCAACCAAGAACTTTAAAAGAGGGTGGAATAGCTAGATTTAATCATGGTGCAATTATAAATGCACTTCCTGGTAAAAGCATAAGTGATGAAAAAGATCCGTCTAGTTATAAACGAGCTCACAATTTTGTAACTGATGAAACAGGAAATGGGGATATGGAAGAAGACACAATGCTTGCACAACTTGCAGATGGAGAATTCGTTACCACTGCTAAAGCTGTATTAGGTGCTGGAATATTAGCTGGAGCTAATCCATCAAACATCAAAGGTATGCGAGATAAGGGTGCAAAGTTTTTTTATGAACAACAAGCAAGATTTAAACGAATTTATAAATTACTAGAAGATGCAAGAAACAATAACGGGGAGGTAGTAAGAGCAG